CCTTGTTAATTCGTCTACTAACTCTGTATCATCTTCACTAGGGGCATCTCCACCTGTATTTGCTCCTGTTCCTAATGCGAAATAAGTAACCTGCCCTCTTTCTGCTCCTATCATCCTTGCTGCTAACGACTCTGCCCCTGCTGTACAAGATACATTATGTAATGTTTTTATCTCAACCTCATCAGTTATTGTATTTCTTTTTAGTAGTTTTACATTACCATTTATTTTCATACTATATATTATACCATTTTATGTCTGCCATTCTGCTAAATCCCACTCAGCATTACTATCATACTTAAATACATCACTTGATAAATCTACTGACGGAACACCTGCTGTCAATTCAAAAGTTTCTCCGTCATAAGTTTTTATTTCATCCACTACTTCATCTGAACTAATATCTAAAATGTTCTTATCACTTTCTAATAAACTTATCAAAAAATGTATTATCCCAAGCATTTCTGAAGATACAATACTAACTGTATAAACAAAATTACCCCCACCAATAGATTTAGCAACAACACTTTTAACTATAAATGTTTCATCAATTTCCAAATCCTCCAAATCTACTGTTAATGATTGTCCTGCTACCCAACCTGTTTCCTCTGTTTCAAAAGTTCCACTAACTACAGTATCAGCATAATCAGTTAATTCTGCTACAGCCCTATCTCTTGCTTGGTCAACGGTATCAATATCTTTGTCAAATATCACATACTCCAACTGTCCATATTCCTCTATAGAATCTTTATCTTCAACTGCAACTAATACTGGTATATCATACTTAAATGCAAATGTCATAACTGTATCTGCTGCAGGGGCAACATCAGTTTCAATATACTTTTCTTGATAATTTACTAAATAATCATAGTCATCATAACTATCTATATTTTTTATACCAACAGTTTTAGCAGTAACACCCTCTGTAACACTTATTTCGTGGGGTTTCTCTGGTAAATTGAAAACTGTTTGTTCACCATCAGCGACCTGCTTTATTTCAACCTCATCAGACAAATAGGTTCCACCCCTTACATAAACCCTATTCCTTACTGCTGAATTGTCCTGCCTTAATCTCAACCTCCTATAATCTTCTGTTCCTGAAATGTTAAACGGTGCTGATTCTGCAGTTTTTATATGATAGTGAATATCTTTATCATAATCTATATACCACTCCCTGCCAGTTAAAGCACACATTTTAGTAAAACACTCTGATGGTGGCATATAACCAAATGTAATACTTGATATAGTAATACCTTCAACAACACTCCCATAAGTTATACCAGTTCCACCACAATAGTTATCTATAATATCTTCAATGATTTCTTTGTCTGTCATATCCTGATAATTCTCAACAACCAAATTCCTATCTAAATCCCTCGTGTAATCTATACAACTAATATCCCAAACAACCATTGTTCCTATCTGAGTAGGGTTGACACTAATTATTCTGCCCCCAAATAATGTGCTACCACTATGTGTAATAATAACCTCCTCATCTAATCCTGGTACAGTTGAACTTTTTCTATTAGTAAGGGTAAACTCTAAAGTCGTAGCACTTGAACCTATACTATCAGTAATTCTAACTGTGCCATTTTGTACAGAGTTTGTTCTATCTGTTCCGTTAATTGTCAATATATAACTAGCCATAACTTCGCCTTGTAGTTCTTAATTTACCAATAATAGCATCACCTATTTTCTCTGCATAATCCTGAGCAACTTCAGGCGAACTTATATTAGCACCTGCCATATCTATTGATAGATTTATACTTCCTGCCAAACCACTACCTGAAGCAGATATATTATTTACAGAATCAAAACCCATATTAGCAAGTTTACTATATTCATCTGCGATAATACCTACACCTTTACGCACATTTTCTACCAACGATGGACTTTCCTTATAGAAAGGATTTATCTTATTTGCTGCATCTTTTATACTTTGAGCTATTGACTCAATCTTTGCCTTTGCATCTCTAAAAGGTTTGACTATTGCTTCTAAAATACTTCTACCTATCCTTTCAACATCACCTTTTATTCCGTTCCAAACTGCACTTATCCTTGCCTTCAAGTCGTTTATTAAAAATATGATAGCATCTATATATTCCTTTATCGGTTTTACTATTTTATCCCACATCCATTTCTGAATAGGACTAATAATATTATCTACCAACCATTTTATAATCCAAGCAATCTTATCCCCTAACCAAGCAATTCCTGCCCATATAATTTGTAATAACGGAGAAACAACATTATCCCATTGCCACTTCCAAGCATCTATTAACCATTTAGTTACTTTCCAAATAGCATCAATAATTGGCTTTATTTTGTTATTCCAAAAATCACTAAATGTAGTTGCAATCTTATCAGTAGTTTCTTTCGTTTTCATAGACATTTGTCCTGCCCAGTTGATAACTTTCGCAATAACTCCTATTAAGGTTGTTAAAACTATCATCACCCCACCGATAACATAACCTAAACCCTCACCAACAACTTTCATAACATCTTGAAATTCCATACCCTCACTAGCACTTTTCCCAAAAACCTCCATTAAAGTATTTTTTAACTCCTCAAACGCAGGTTTCACAAAGTTGTTCCATATTTCTACAACTGTATTCCACACCGTTTCAACAGTATTCTTAAATGCTTCAGCACCAACTTTTATACCTTCCCAAATTGCAGTAAATACAGGTATTGCACTCTGAACAAAATCAGAATTCATTATGTTATTAAACCAATCTGGTATACCTACTATGAAATTTCTTAACTGGAATATTTTTGTAACTAAATCGCTATCCTCATTAACCCCTAAAATCTCACCTATATCAGCAGTATAATCTCCTGTAATGAACATTTTTAATATTGCCCCTAGTTTTTCCAATCCTGAAGTCATTAAAGCAACTTTATCTTTTGCAAAATCAAATATTCCTGCATCCTTAACAAAGTCAGAAGCAAATATCTGCCAAGTATCTTTCATATTAGAAACCAACTGATTCCAAGTTCCTGCCTGTGCAGCAAATCCTTGTGCCCCAACTCCTTCTGTTCCATACTTTTCAAAGGCATCAAATAATAGTTGTGCAGAATTTTTTGAATTTTTTAACTCCTCTGTAGTAAGTCCACTTAATTCTAATATATCATTAAATACTGGTATAGCATTTTGAAACTGCCTTATATCAATCTCCATAACCTTTCCAGTAGCAGAAATTTGCTGTAGGTTAAATATAACCCTATTCAACTCCTCTTGTCCTTTTCCACTAACTGCTACTGCTTTGCCGACATTTAATAACACATCTATTGCCTTGTTCCCATCTTTAGTAATTGCTGTAAGTGCTTGAGCACCTGCTGTTAAACCCTGCATCTCAAATGGGGTTTTCTTCGCTTCTATTTTTATCCTTTCCATAACTGCATCAGCATCTTCTGCACTACCTAATAAAGCAACAAAACCCTGTCTTGCTGATTCTAAATCTCCTGCAACTGATATACCAACTTTAGATATTGTAGCAAATGCACCAGCAACAGCAGTTCCTGCTATTACTGCAGCACCACCAATAGCCCCAAGTGCTTTTCCAACTTTACTAGAACCCTCAACAGCACCACCAGTCATTCTATCAACATCTGCTGATGCCTTATTCATTTTCGCTTCAAAGTCCTTTATATTTGCGACTAAGGTAGCTGTTATATCACCAAGTTGTGCCATTATTTTACTTTAATTACTTTAGATTTCTTTAACTCTTTTTTAAGTTTTTCAATACTATTCCTATCAATTTTTTCTATACTTTTATTAACTTCACTTCCCCTTAAAGACCTAAATAGTTCATTAGGATTTTCAGAAAATGGGTTGTGAACTATTGCTAATGACAGGAGAGATTCACTTCTTGTTCTCTTTTCTATTGCATAGAGATAACCAAGTAAATCAACTAATGTAAGGTTTTTTAATATATATCCTACTCGCCACCCATAATTTGAAGCAAGTATATCTATTATTTCATAAAACCACGCCCTACTTATTCCACCTTTTCTTTCTGAAACATTTCCGTTATCCCTCCCCAATCTTTTTTTATTTCTGTAACCTCATTAACTTCTAAAAGAGCTTTCGCCAGTTGGATTACTTCTCTAATAGTCAATTTAGCTATTTCATCTTCACCCAACCCACTTAACATTGATATAAGTTGAAACATATCCTCTCTTGATTCTGATATAAGTTTTACAGCAACTTTTACTGTATTTTGCTCATCTTCTAAGTCAAGTTTTTTAATTGTTTCTGGTAATCGTTCAACAATATCCAAGGCATCTAAAAGGATACCTAACTCAACAGGTTTTATTTCAACCTCTTTATCATTTATTTTTATTTTCTTTTTGTTCATATTTAGCGACTCTTAAAGAGTTCTCTGCTAAACTTAAATACTAACTGGTACTATCACCAATAAATCCAAGATATTCACCGTCTGATTGCTCCTCATCTAATAGAGCTACAAACTCTACTTCAATTATCCTCTCGCCATCATTGACAAAAGGTAATTCTATTGTAGAAGCAACAACTGCTTTATGGAAAACGACATCATCATCTAAATTATCAGAAGCATTTTCAACTGGGTGTAAAACCAGTTCATAAGCTGAATCTGAAAGTGCATCACCAACTGACGAACCAATCGTCAATTTACTACCTGAGGTTGTACCCTCTGGTATTGCTACCTGTAGATTTGCCATAGTTGCCTCTGCTAACGGAACGGTTGCTGCCAATCGCTCACCGAGCAATCTTTTATCAACAACTGTTTCCCCATAAGCATCAACAGTCATATCGTGGTAAGTAGGTTCATAAGTTACTGTAACCCCACCCTTTGTATGCCCAAGAGCAACATCGTTGAAGGTAACAGAACAAACTCCCAACTTT